CCCATAGTTCTGCTGTTACTTAATAAAATAAAGGCAGACCAGATGTGAGACAACAACGTAGGAAATTCGGGTCCATCTAGTTGTTTAAGTCTTTTTCCAGTCTGCCTTTCTACTTGTTCTAGGTGTTCACGTTCTGATGTGCCGTTCTGATCAGTCTTGCTTAAGTCGAACTGATGTTCAGCATAAGCTTCTATTTGACTGATCAGGTCTTCGTAAAATCCAGCGAGTTAGCCAATGCCTCCTCTATCTGTCCACGCATCCAGAATACTTCTTCGTAAAGCTGTTTAGCTTTAGCTACAGTGAAATCTGGGCTGTCACCATCAAAAGTTAAGTTCCAAGACTTAGTAGCTTTAGCTATCAAGTCGATGTTAGACCTCTCCATCTCTTCCGCTGTGACCTCAATCTTTCCCTTGTTTTCTTGAGCTTTCTTAAGACGAATGTTTGTTTGCTCATGTAATGCTGCTTTGTACTCTTTAGAGTGTGCGGCATAAAGGGTGATTGACATAGGGGTTCCATCATCATTTAAGAGAGGCTCTTCAGAGAATGGATGCAGTAGTTCTACATCTACAGTGTTTGTGGTCGGGATTAAATCTTTCAAGTCCATGTCGAGTTTCCTTTCGGGTAAAAGTTGTCGGGTTCATTAATTAAAGGGGGAGCATTAGACCCGACACCAACACTCCCCCGCCCTAGCTAGGGATTCTTATGACCTTGTAATAGTAAAGTTAGTTGTATCTGTAGTGTCATACAGAGCTACAAATGACATAGAGATAACACGGCTGGTTGGCCCATCTACACCTACGTCTGCACTATTGATCTTGGCCCGTGGGAAATTGAAGGTTAGTGTATTTGTACCATCACCTACCACTACATTAAGTTCTGTCTCTGTCTCATTGATGAACCTGTTTATAAGGGCTGAATCTTCAAAGTAGGCAGACATAGTACCCTCAACTTCAGCACGACCTACTTCAAGCTGTGGAGCAGAGTCACTACCTACAACAAAGGTTGGTGCAAAGGAGTTATTAAGTGTAAAGTCCATACCTGTGATAATAGCAGAAGCAGAGGGAGTGGCACCTGTATTTCCTATAGAAAGTGAACCAGAGTAAGCATCAAAAGGAGCGTTGTTACTCGCTGCAGTTAACGTCTTCTGGGTTCCGCTTATGGACATATCCTTACCTACGATACCGAAGGTAGTTGTTACCATCTGATTAGGGGCGATAGAAACACCCATTGTAGATACAGTACAACCTGTAAATACCCTAGACTGATCAATATCAGCTGCATAGTCTTCAAGGGAAAAGAACCTAGGTGTAGTACCTACTTTTAGAGTGCTACCAGAGAAAGTATTAAGCATTGCAGATTCAAGAAAAGGGTCAAAGTCTGCTTCTCTTAAGTCTGCTACTATTTCCCCAGATACCTGTTTGTTACCATGACGATCATGGCGAGGCATACGGTCAGCTTGAATGTCAGTACCTGCCACACGATCCTTAGATAAGTTTAGACCATGAGTACTAAAGGGAAGGGATGTAAAGTTACCAGTGGGAGTCGTACCAAATGCGCTTTCCACAATGTACGATAGACTGGAACGAGAACCTTGTGCGAAGGCCATGTTGTATTCTCCTAATTGTTATAACAGTACCATCCGATATTAATCGGAACGTAGTACCAAGGCGTATCTAACAAACCTTGCTGTCTTTCAGCGTAGTCTATGGATACAGTGATTGTTTCATCCCCAGAGTAGGAGATTTTAGTGGTTGCTTCAAAAGACTCGATAATAGTATTAACAAGACTATCTGCAGCAGCGGGGCCATTACCTTCTGGGGCGTAGGCTGTTACACCAAAGATACCTTCATATCTCTGTTGTGGATTTAAACCTCTAACAGCGGGTCTGCGGGATGTCGGAATATAAAATGTACGAAGAAAACTTGTACCTGTAGTCGGACTAAAAGAAACATTCTCAAAAGCTATACCTGAAGGCAATCCAGAGGTATTAACTAATTTATTTTCAAGTGCTGCACGTATGTCGTTATGTATACTAGCCATACTTTCTCCTTATCTGTGCGAACACTTTATAAGCATTATCGAACACAAGTCCTTGTTCATTACCCTTTAGGGGAACTGTTAGAGAACCTTCTTCAACAGCACTAGCATGTGGAGAGTCATTTCTAAGAGTTATAGTTTTAATATCAGTATTCTCATCGTCAAGAATAGAAAATATATCTGATTCAAGATTTCTAAGACCGGCGTCCCTGTCTTCTGCACCACCTGTAGGTGAGCCTCCAGCGTAATTGTCAGAAGGCACTCGACGGCCTCTGCTTGAGGTGTTATTAGCCTTAAATGAAAAGGATCTAACGTAAGCACCACTCCATACAGGAACATTAATAGTACCTAATCCGACAGCATCTCTTGCCATGTTGTCAAGTCTTTCTTCAAGACCTCTTCGCATACCTTTTCTAGCAGCATCACCGACAATTTTATCAAGGCCCGATTTAAAAGTACTCTGAGCCATTATTCTCTCACATCACACAAGAAACAAATCTTGACCCCATTAGAAAATATAGTAACAACAGAAATGACATTAACTGTGTCACCGTTACCAACAATCTGATCTTCGTCATCGGGTTCTACTTCTAATCCTAAAGCTGGGACTACACATTTACGGGTGCCTCTACGGATCTCATCTACGTTAGCTATGATACTTTGATCGTAATTGTAGAAGTATCCAGTAAAGCTATAGTCGGTTGTAGCGGAACCTGTCACTGTTCCCGTAGTAGGATTGTAGGTTCCTGCTGTAGCTTTCTTCTTTAAAGTAAGGGTTTCCCCAAACTCATCAACCATCTTAAGTAGGTTATACCCTCTTGAGAATGCCATCACCTACCCCTTAACTATAATCGTAGTCATCACCACTGTAACTTGGTGGGTTCTTAAATCTGTCTCTACGGAAGGATGGTGCAATGCGGTCTGTATTCTGCCTTACATTATCCACAGTGGCGATACTAATACCACCGGCTTTAACACCTAACAGGGCACCAGTCTTCTTACCTTGATGTTCTAGTGTTTCAGCTAAATTTATATAGTGGTTTTGTAGATCGCTGTAGTTAGCGCTAAGAGCGCCTGATAAGTCCTGTGTAACTCTGCGAGAGTACTGAGCGGCAACAGTCCTAGCAGACCATGCCGCAGCTAAGTATACATTAGAGTTTGTTTGGGCTAATCCAAAAATAACTTCCTCGTTAGAGGTTTGTTGATCATTTTGATCAGTATCCCCTAAGAGAAGTCGTACAGCATTTAGTTGACCAGAAGCTGTAGAAATATCTAAGTCAGTTTCGTCGTAGCTCCAAGCCATTAGTTAAGTCTCCATGTGACCATAGTTTCTACGCCAGCTACGAATAAGCCCACGTTGTTTATCAGCTATCTTAGACTTCTTACACTTCTTCTTTTGGAAATCAGCGTCAGAGCTTGTCTTAGATTTTACTTTCTCGTTGATACCATCCACTAAGTTGTGTAGTCCACCTACATCAAGTACCTCTAGTCCGTCACCTACTTTGGTTTCAGCTTCAAGGGTTGAACTGTGTCTTAGTCTACCTTCTCTGTAGAGTATCTTTACTAATTCTTTATCTAAACCTATCTCTTTCCATTTAAGCTCATCACCAGCATTAAATGTGCGGCCTTGTGCTTTCATAGTCAGGGTGACAAAGAGTGGTCTGTCGTACTGCATCGGCTCATTAAGGAACATCGGGTAATCCTTTGATTAAGGGGAAGTGAGGGCCACTACAGCCCCCACCATAGTAAATACTTACTGTACGATGCCGTTTACGAAGGCACCCAAGTCAGCACCTACGATTTGCATATCGTAAGACATCTTAACTTGGATCATCTCAGCAATCTGTTGACGCTTAAGAGCATCGTCTGAGAATGACTCAACAGTGATACCTAAGTTGTTTACACCTTCAAGGTTATTCCAAGCAAAGGTCAAACCAGCGGCTGGTGACATAAGACCAGCATTGTTTGGTGTGTAGCACAACATAGCATGTTTACCACCGATAAACGCATTGCTCTCTGCAACACCTTCAACAGATGAGTTCTTGACAGCTTCCATGACGTAGAAGTTCTCTACCTCAAAGATCTCAGCCAGTTTAGCATCAGTTACCAAAGCTGTGTTGGTTACAGTTGCTCCACCGTTCAAGCGAGCCAAGATGTCTGCGTTGTTTACCAAAGCATCACGTACTTCTTTACCAACAACCATTGTGTTTGGCTTGAAGCCACCTGACTTAAGCTGCATTACACGGCGTAGGTCAGTTACGTTTTGGATTGGTTTAGCAGCAGCATCATCCCAATACAGGAAGTTAGTTCCTGATGTTGAAGACGCGCCGTCATAGTTGGTTCCCCAAATGTTGTTTGAGAAGAAGTTTGTAGCAAACTGCTCTTCACGATGGATCATCAGACGCATCGCCAGAGTTTCAGCACCAGCAGAACGGATCTCTAATGCAGCATCTTCGTTAGCCAAAGTCTGTTCATCAAAGTCCATACCAAGACCATAAACGTCAGCAAAATAGCTGCTGTTTGAAATAGTCATACCGATACGGTTTACTTCTGTACGTGGAGCTAGTTTAGCCACATCACCTGTGCGATTCATGTTCGCACGGTCATAGAGATAGTATTTGTCAGACTGTTTCTGAACACCTACTGTAGGAAATACTTTATCCGCAATAAAGTTTTCTTGTGATTGTGCATAAGCCAGTGTGAGGTTAGTCAACGGCTGGTCAATATGCACTGCGGATGGAGTTAGCAAGGGCATTTAATTATTCCTTTCTTGCAATTAAGCAGCAGCGTTACCACCTTGGATGAGTTCAATAGCCATTACCTGACCATCAACAGCAGCTTCCAAAGCGTAACCCATAATGATATTTGTTGAAGCTGCGGTAACTGCATCACCAGCGGCATCAGTTGCAACGGCGGCACCAGCGGCAATAGTTCCACCGGCTGTTACCATAACCTTGCCTGTCAATGCGACTGTAGCAGCGGCACCAGCGGCAGGACTATTCAACAGAATACCAACGCAATTCTCACCGGCAGCATCTGCCAGATCTACTTGACCATCACTCTCAAGAGTAACGAATTTAAACTGTGCTGCGGCGAGGCTTTCACCAGCAACAAATGTCCGTGTATCACGGGACTGCATTACAGCCATAGTTATTCTCCTTTATAGGACTTGTTAATAAGAGCCTTACCTTCATCGGTTTTAGCTACAGCAGCATAAGCTACGGCGTAGTGACTCTTCTTCATTTTGTTTTCGTCCATGTAGGACTTGACAAGTGCATCTAGCTTATCGTTTGCAGTGGCAAACTCGCCATCAGCGTCAGACTTACCAACCTCTTCCATTGACTCTGCGAAGACTGCATCTGCACCTTTAAGAGCTTCCATAATTGCCTCATCCTCTGAGAATGCTTTTGTCAGAGATTTAGCTACATCAAGGTTGAAGTTAGGCAGAGCTTCTTTTGCTTTATCAGCAAGGGCAGCATCTGCTTTTTCTATTTCAGCAGCTTCTAAAGCCTTCAAGATAGGCGCTGGAATATCTGCTTTGTTGATTTGCTCACCATCATACTCAACGTATTCAGGGTCTACTTTCTTTTCGATTGACTCGGCTTTGATTATAAAACCATTGTCGATTAGGGATTTACGAAGACGCTCGTTCTCTTCTTTAAGAGTAACTTCAAGAGCTTTAAGGGTTTCGATTTCAAGCTCTTCAATAGTTGCATCATCAGCTTTCTTCATGTCCATGTTGTACATCTTCATGGCTTCTTGTTCAGACATACCTTTATCCATGTATGGCTTCAGTTTAGCTTTTAGATCATCAGACATTTTTTCTACTTCATGTTCCATAGGTTCTCCATTGGAATTGTCACGCTTGTACAAGGAGACTGTTGCCTGTGCATTTGCTGGACGATCCACCAAAGACAATTCCTCCAACTCAAGCTGTTTTAAAAGGTTAGGCACTGTAGTCCTCCTTGATTGCACGACCCCCGATAGAGAAGGCCGCAAGTTCACCAGACTTGACCTTTGCCCAGACATTATCGTCGTGGACTTTGAAGGCTACAATCCAGCCCTCACGATCACTCTGTATGCCAAGGGAGTCACCTATCTCTTTAGTGATAGGCATAGAGTGGATAACTGACCCAATCTGCTCCCCTGTATGCATTTGTTTACCTACACGTATATGCTCCATGAATGTGTTCACGGCTTTTACTAACGTATCAGGTTCTATTACGTCACCTTGACGGTCAACCACTGGTTCACCTTTCTCAGTAACAACTGAGGCCCACCCATAAACTAGACGTTGTTCTTCGTCAGCTTTAAGGATCTTACCCTCAATACTCTTTGTAAGAGGTCTATTGTGAGTGTAACCCCTTTCCTTCAAATCTAGATGTTGCTCATAGGTAGCAGCTATTAAAGCATCACCTGTCTTAGGGTCATACATCTGATGAGGTTTAAAGTCGTTTTCTGCTTTGGTCATACTGCCTACAGTAGATCCACTCCACATACGACAGGACCAGTATCTAGCAGAGGTCTTATCTGTAGCTGTGTCACAAGAATGCCTAGAGCGGAAATTGGCTCTGGCTTTAGGGTCATCTCGACGGATCTCCATGTTAGGATCTCCGAATGTAACTTTCTTGGTCTTGTCACCATCTTTAACATAGACACCAAACTTCTTACTTGAACCTGCTGGAAGTCTAAAAGGTTTGTTCAAAGGTTTATCAGCTTTGTCTACATAGTAACCATCGTCCATCTTTTTAGTACTAGAGGGGTGACTAGAGGGAAGTAAATCTTTGTCGTGCTTAGGTGACTTAGACCCAGCTACAATCTTTAAGAAGCTGTTTACTCTAGCCATTGCCCATTGCTCAGGGCCGGTAACATTAGGACGTACTGAAGATGGGTTAGTTCTATAAGCACCTACACCCCTGTTGTACACTGTCTGCAGCATACTTGTTGTAACCTTGTGCTTAGACTTAGCGTTATGTGTTTTTACTTTTTCAGCTAACCCTTTAGGCATTACACAACGTCCTTCTTAATAACTACGTTTATAGGATCAGTATTGGGGAACGTCTCCCTCTTACCGTCTGCTTTTATAACTTCAAACTCCGCAAAGAATGTCCCAGAGGTGTCTGTATCGCCTGTCTGCCACTCATAGGTAACCATACCGTTTGCAGCGTCATCTATGGTAACAGGTTGGCTTATCTTTACTACTTGAACAGAGTTAGCCATCTTAAAAGTTACACTCTGTGCCCCTGTTAAGTTCTCATTAGAACCTGATGGACCCTTAAGTGTGGCTTGAAAAGTAGGAGAAGTGTCGTTTTGTTTTATAAAGAATTCTGGCATTCTAACCTACGCTGTTTATTGATAAGTTTACTGTGGTTGAGTTTTTACTTAAGCTTACAGTGACAGAGTTTAGTGCCCCTACCCTACCCTTAAACACAAAGCTCGTCTGACCTACCTCTGCTAATGCAGTAGTTATATCTGAGGGGGCAAGTGCGTGTCCTTGCAGGAACACTACGTTTGTTAGGTCTGGGGAGCCTGTAGTAATACTTGAAGGAGAAACACTTAGAGTAACCTGTGTAAGATCAGGTGACCCTACAACGGGTGTTTCTGCACTTACACTGTTTGCATCAAACTGATAATTAAGGATAACATTTGCGTTACCTACTACAGGAGAACCTGTTAATATTCCAGAGGGAACACCTAAGCTTTGAAACTCGCTTACATTACTTGATCCTACAACAGGTGTTCCTGCGCTTACATCAGATGCCCCTAAGACATGATCTTGGTCTACATCAGGGCTTTGTAAAACAGGACTCTGAGTTGATGTATCTACAGCTTCAACAGAGTGGTCTTGAGATATACTTGTTGCAGCTACTACAGGTAACTGAGCTTCTACACCGATTGGATATAAAACTTGACTCTGTGTTGAGCTAGGGGAGCCTACAACAGGTGTTCCTGAACTTACACCGTTTGCAACAATCTGTTGATTAAGGATAAGAGTTGCGTTACCTACTACAGGTACGCCAGTGTCAAATCCTAGTAAACCTAAACCAGTTTCAAGGTGTGTTAGTGTAGCATCATTAGTTTGTGTAAAGTTAAAGACAGGGTCAAATCTAGCAGCACTAAATTGAGTAGCATAATTAGTGTTAATGCTAGGTGCTCCACCTATCACACGATAGTTTTTACCTAAGAATGTTGATCCGGTGCTACCCCAAGCACTACCAGTGAATGCAGAATCGTATATGTAGTCGTCGCTTACCCTATTCAAAAATGCACCTGTTCCTGATCCTTTTAGGTAAACAGGATAAGCACTAGCATCAGTACCAGCAGAGTTAACAAAATCATGGTCCATCCAGTCATAGTCACTGGCATTGTTTAAGTGATCTTGTAAATCAGCAAAATCTATATAGCCAGAAAAAGCTGAGTGGGGAGGTGCTCCATAGTTATAGGGGTGGTTAGATTGATTAAACTGACTACCTTCTGAATAAGAAGCAACAGTGTTGCCGGTCTTGTAAAGGGTAATGTTTACATCGTACCATTGAGAGGTTCCGTTGTTATAGAGTCTTTGGTGATAAGTCTCAAAAGTTATTGTGGAGGAGTTCTCAGATATACTAGCAGTTCTTATAGTCCAAAATAGGAGGCGCAAACTGTAACCTGTAACTGAACCCTTATCTAGAATAGTGACAGGACCAGTAACGACAGTATTATCAAAGTAATCGCTTCTAGCGGAGTCGTAACCTTCAGTCCTTTGATTAGCTAAAATAGGAGTACCTGTTGTAACTCCAGTAGCTGATAATTGAAGTTCAAAGGTGTTACATACAGGACTATCTAAAGTTGGAGAACCTGTGATTACGTTTGATAATACTAAGGAATGATCTTGATCTAGGCTAGGGCTACCTGTGACAGGGGAACCAGACATTGTATCACTAAGGGGTAAAGAGTGTACCTGAGTTATACCTGTCGCATCAACACTTGAAGCACCAGTGGAAATATCCGTAGTGCTAACTACGTGAACTTGAGATAGTGCAGCACTATTTACTTCAGTACTACCAGTGGAAATAGAACCTGTTAACAGTGCAGAGTTCTGCGTAAGTACAGCGTTACCTACAAGGGGTATACCTGTGGAAATGTCAGAAGTAGATAAATCGTGTAGTTGTAATACACTTAGAACAGGTACAACAGGGTTCTGTGTATCTACCCCTGTAGCTGTAAGCGAGTGTACCTGTGTTAAATTTACATTACTTACAGAAGGTGCATTAGAACTTACTGTAGTAGGTGTTAGTAACTGAGCTTCATCTAGATCTGTAGAACCTACTGTAGGTGTACCAGTGGAAAGTTCTGAGGTACTTAGAGGATAGTTTTCTTCCAGAGAGCTGCTTGCTACTGTAGGTGTACCAGTGGAAATAGCTACGGTGGTTAAAGAATGTACTTGGGTAAAGGTTAAACTAGGTACTACAGGAGACTGTGCAGCTACTGAAGGGCTTAGTAAGGAGTGTGCTTGAGTAGGTACAGGAGAACCTACTGTAGGTGTACCAGAGGAAAGATCTGAGGGGGTTAAGCTTTGTGACTCATCTAAATCAGAAGACCCTACTGTAGGTGTACCAGTGGAAATACCTGAAGTAGTTAATAAGTGTGCTTGAGTAGGTACAGGAGAACCTACTGTAGGTGTACCAGAGGAAAGCTCTGTAGTGTTTAGAGAGTGTGCTTGAGTAGGTACAGGAGAACCTACTGTAGGTGTACCAGAGGAAAGTTCTGTAGTAGTTAGAGAATGTACCTGAGTAAGGGTTACGTTAACTACAGAAGGAGCTTGGGTAGAGACACTAACAGGTGTTAGCTCTACCTTAACTAATCCGTCATCGGCTAGTGGTGCTGATGCGAGAGGACTAAAGCCTAGCATTGGTTAGCCTTCTAATGGGGCTGATGGTGGCGTAAAGTTTCCGGTGTAGCGGGCCTTGCCTTTAGAAATACGGAAGTCTTGCATATACCCCCCAAAGTAATTTGAAGTTGTATCATCCTTGCCAATTTGAACAGGTTGACTTGAGCCATAATTTCTGGAGTCTGAATATGTTGTACTTGCGGCTGTACCGTTAAAGTACATTGTAGTTGTTCCAGAGTTTTTAACTACAGCAAAATGTTGCCAAGTGTTAAAGCTTAAAGTGTTGGTTGGATAATAAAAGATACCACCTGAGAATAGTTGTACTCTTCCCGTATTATACATACCAATGCCAAAATTACCTGTCTCAGTACCCGTACCAACTCGTGTGTCAAATATTGCGTTAAACCCACCAGTTTTTGTGCAATACAGCCAAGTCTCGATTGTCCAATCGTCTGTACCAAAACCATATGCTTCATCATCTGGAATAAATATGTAATCACTATTACCATCAAACTTGATAGTTTTAGTATTAGCCCAATCTCCTGATCTCACTTGATCGGTTGAGCCTGTAGTAGTTCCAAACAGCTTTAAGTTATCGCCTTGCGATTTATCTATAATAGAAGCGTCTGTACCTTTGAGATGTAGTGCTGCGCCTGATGAAGATAGTGGAGCAGTTGAAACAGATGGCGATGAATTTCCACTCAGCTTTACAATTAAATCAGACATATGACCATTAAATCCCAGATTTAAACTAGGATTAAAACCAGCTTGACCAATGGTAGGTCTGCTTGAAGCAGTTAAATAATTATTACTGTCAGAATATGTACTTCCTGTTTGCGTTCCGTTTACATATAATTTCGTACTTCCACTTAC